TACCCTCCAATACATTCATTTGCGCTTGTGAAGGCATTGATTGTTGTGACAGTGTAATCACCAGTTCCATTATCTGTGCCACTGCTTAAATTTAGATTTGCCGTTCCTAGAGCAGTTGCAGTGCTGTCCATTGCGGCTATCACCTTTGCCGCACTCTGCTTAGTCAGCGTAACAGGGCTAGTGCCGTCTGCCGCTACTATTGTATCTGCTTTTAATGTACTCATACTACTACCAAAGTCGCACCACTACTTACTGTAATGGTGACTCCTGTTGCAAGGGTTAAAGGACCAGCACAAAGTGCATTGTTATTAGCTGCAATGGTAACGTCAGTATCTAATTGTTTTTCATGAGATCTTATGATGTCACCAAGACCATTTGTAGTGTCTCCACTATTTCCGTTTTCACCTTGGAAGTAACCAGCACCTAACTGGCCTGATATTCCTTCGGCAGGTATTTTGCTAAGTGCCATGTTGTTCTCCTATCCTATTCTTACACCACTCATAAAAAAGCCTATATCCTGACTTACAGGATATGTGTTTAATGTTGAGCCTTGTGTATGATACATATCTAATTACCCCACTAACGATATAGCTATTTGATGATAACCACCAGCAACACTTGGTGCAGAATAACTATCGTGATAACCACAAACGATTTCGTCATTTGCACTACAGTCTAAGAACAGGCTCACGACAGCATTATCGTAGTCAAAGGCTGTATTGTTTTTAGACCATGAAAATCCTCTTACAGTAGTATTCTGATACACATATGAAGCCATCCAATTTGTGTTGGTAGCTTTCAGATTTAAGTTAAAAAACACGCTGTAAATTCCATCGACAGGGCAAGTCCAAATGCCTGTTGTATTGTTGAAATGATTACCCTGATTAACTAAAACATTAGCCCACTGAATTGCAGTTATAGCTTCATGAACACTTCCATTTGCTGAATATTCGGTTGCGCTGAATATTGGTCTAACTGGTGTTAGTACACGCCCACTGCTATCAATCTCTAGCGCACTAGTTCCAGAGGAGTTCTGGATGTTGTCTACTTTTAATATACTAGTCATAGCTACCCCACTAAATGTCCAGAGAAAGTTGATGTGCTTGAAATTGTGTAAGTTCCATCTGCGCTAGATAAATTACTGACGCTAAATTCATCCCCTGCTTCTGCTTCATACACATCAGTTATTGTAACTGTATTGTAAGCACCCCCTCCAACACTCACAATGTGGTAGCTTTCTTCTTGATTAGACTGCTCAAGATTTTTCAATATTCGGCTAACAATATAGCCAGAGGTAATATTGTCTATCCTCATGTTTAGATTTACTTGATAGATGCCAGCTATAGGCACAACAATCTTACCACTGCTTATTGTAACACCACCGTTTAGAAAACAATTAGAGCTAGCGCCGCTACCTTTATCAAATGGTACTGCTATTTCACTTGTGTCAGCTGTTACAGCTTGGCTTGCAATTTTACCTGTTCTCCAAGCTGGCACTACAGGCATTAGTACACGCCCAGTGCTATCAATCGTCAGTGCATCTGTGCCGTTTGTGTGTTGGAGCGTTTCAACGCCTAATATACTTGCCATTTGAAATCTCCCTTTATTGTGCTAGTCATATCGTTATCCTACTAAAAAACCGCTAAACCGTGTGCCTGCTCTTACGGTCACTGATGTGTCGCCATTTACTCTAAAATATGGCGTGACTGTTTGAGTAGCTGTAAGCTGAATTAGGTGAGATGAAGTAAGGTCAATATAGTCTCCGCCTACTGGGTCTGCTAAACATCTATAAGTTAGGTCGCTGTTACCACTAACTGTCGCACCATCAATATATAAATAGGAAGAAACCCAATTCGCCGCTGTTGGTGTGCCTAATATCAAAGTTAAGTTAAACTGATAAACACCAGCAACAGGTGCGGTAAAAACTGCATTACTGCTTATTGTTACATTTGACCCTATGTCAAAATCTTCAGAGTTAAAAGGTATCACCACATCTGCCGCAGTATAGTCCGCCGCACTAAGGGCTGTAGATTGTCTCACACTGAAAGCTGGTCTAGCAGGAGTAAGTACACGCCCACTGCTATCGATATCAATTGCATGGGTTGAGCCATCTTTAGAATAAATATCATTAACATATAATTTAGACAATGGTCAACGCTCCGTTAATAGTTAGGGTTGCATTTAAAATAAGTGGACCATTGGCAGATGCATTTGTATTAGCAGCAATAGTTACATTAGTATCTAATTGCTCTTCATGAACTCTAAAGATATCTCCAAGTCCATTTGTTGTATCACCTGTTGTTCCATTCTCGCCTAAAAAATATCCTGCACCAAGCTGTACACCTGAAGCTATTTTAGCCTGTGTAACACTACCATTAGCTAGTTTAGCTGTACTGATACTACCATCATCGGGCAATACACTACCTTGAGCAAGTCCATCGTATACAACATAAAAGTCATCTGTTGATAGCACATTACCTGTCATAGTGAGTGTAGTACCTGAAGCAGTATAAGCCACAGCAGGTTCTTGTCTTACGTTATTGACAAATACTTCAAGATCATTTGCATCACTGACCGAATAAGCTAAAGTGTAAGGTCCAGTAGTCCCATTACCAGTAAGAGATTCTTTTTTCTTAGAGACATATAACTCTATTGGTTCATTACCAACGTATCCCATTTAAACCTCCTATTGACTAATGTCATCCACTGCAGATACCCATACATCTAATGATGCTGCAACACTACTTTTTACCCAAAGTCTATCTCCACTTTGTACTACTATTTTAGCACCACCATCAAGTACTTGTAATCCTGATCCAGCAGGAATGGGTACTTCTTTGATGAGATAGATATCATTAGCACCGTCATTAATGTACACATCTGCCAGTACTTGATTGCTTGTTATATTAGCTAAATGAATACCCACTAGAGTATCATAGCTATCAAAGTTACCACCATTAGGAATATCAGCGGCAACTGTACCCACATTATTTAGGGTATATCGTCTAAAATTTTGTGCCATCTTTTACTCCTATAAAGCAATTGCCATAGCAATAGCAAATCCGTTTGTGGCAGCACCTGATGTAACTGAACTCCAAGTAGTTGTGCCTGTGTCATATATCTTTAATTGGCTATTAACGCTGTCATAGTATAAAGCACCGTTGATAAGTGCATTACCGTCATTGTCTAATGTAGGATCAGATGACTTAGCACCAAGATAAGTATCATCAAAGTTATCAAACTGTGCTGCTGCAAGCTCTGCATAGTACTTAGCACTGTAATTAGTGCCATCTACAGTAGTATTTGTAGCATAACTGCTACCACCACCGATAGCCCATTGCTTTGCTGAACCAGCAGTGTTAGTTGCTTGACTACCAACAGCATATTCTTTAGCTGAATATTCACCACCATCTACTGTTGCTGTAGTTTTGGTAGCCCATTCCTTAGATGCACCACTACCAGCAGTATTAGTAACACCAGTTCCACCAATAGCCCATGCCTTTGAAGCATAGTCAGTGCTATCTACAATACCGTTAGTCTTTACTGCCCATTCTTCTGCCAAAGTTTCGCTAGCTGCTGCATTAGACTCTGAAGTTGCCGCATTAGTTGCGCTTGTAGATGCATTAGAAGCAAAAACACTTGCATCATTACGATGAGATAATGCATTTGCTTCACTAGAGTTAGCAGAGGTAGCAGAACTTGCTGCACTTGTAGCAGAATTAGCTGCATTGGTTTCACTAGTAGCTGCATTTGTTTCACTAGTTGCAGCATTGGTTTCACTTGTAGCTGCATTTGTAGCACTTGTTGCGGCATTTGTTTCGCTAGTGCTTGCATTTGTAGCTGCTGTAGATGCAGTTGTAGCACTTGTAGCCGCATTTGACTCGCTAGTAGCTGCATTGGTTTCACTAGTGGATGCATTAGTTGCGCTCGTAGCTGCATTAGATTCTGAAGTTGCCGCATTAGAAGCACTTGTAGCTGCTGCTGTAGCACTATTGCTTGCATTTGTAGCTTGAGTAGTAGCAGTTGTAGCACTTGTAGCTGCATTGGTTTCTGAGGTTGCTGCAAGAGTAGCTGAATTACTGGCATTAGTTGCTTGAGTTGTTGAAATTGCTGCAGAAGCCGCTGAATTTGACGCAGAATTTGAAGAAGATGCCGCTGAAGTAGCTGAGGCTGTTGCAGAATTAGATGAACTAGTAGCACTTGTAGCTGCTGCTGCAGCTGAAGTGGCTGCTTGCGTAGCACTGTTTGCAGCTGCTGTTACATCTGCCGCAACAATTCCCGAAATAGCCGAGTACTGAGACTCAACTGCTGTAAACAAACCACCTACTGCGGAATCATCGGTTGCACCTGTAGCATCAACCGTTGGTTGTGCGCCAGCACTTGAAGTAGGTGTAGAACCAGTTGCTCCACTCATATCAAGCCACCTCCATAGTAATTAGTTTGTACGTTACCACCTCTAGCATTTCGCTTTTTATCTTCATCGTTAAGCTCTGCAATTTCATTCATAAATAACGTTGCATACTTTTGAGCTTGCTCTTCGTCTTGTAAATAAAAGAACACTTCTGCCAATGCACCCATAAGTAATATTCTTTCATTTTCATCTCGAAGCCAATTAGACACTAGATTTCCTACATAGTAAGCTGTAGACTGTACACCACCAGCAGCCTGAGATGCCGCCAAAGTATCATATGCAGTAGTCACACCATTTACTGTAGAGAAATATAGAATAGAAGCACCTGTAGTAGACTGTGTTGCCAATGTAAGAAAGCCAGCTGCATAATTGGCGGCTGTCACATTATACTTTGCATCTAATGCAGGTAATCTTTTATAGTAATATATTTCAATCCCTGTAGGTGTACCGCTTGAGTATTCACCAAATCCAGGAGCCAGAATAATTTTTTGTTGTTGTCTCGTCCAATAAGAACCATACTGTCCTATTTCAGCTAATGAGTCATTAAATGTTCTGATATCTACCTTTTGACTAAATAATCTAGTAGTTGTATTATTTGCATCAAATTCTCTTATCTGAACAACTTCAATTAAATCTGCTGGAACAGAAAGTTCAGTTCTACTAGGTAATCCATTTGCCGATATAATTGTATTGGCATTTAAGTTTGTTGAGTTATAAGTAATAAGCTCTTCAAGGGGTGGTACTCTCAAAATTCGATATGCTTTATCTGCTGCATATTTAAGACAATCTTGAATAACACCATCTCCAAGAACTTGTTGGTCTCTATTAGACCAATCTCGAACTAGATCTACCAGTTCACCATAAGTTCTTGCCATACAAGCCTCCTAATTAAGTATTTACTAGTAGGTCTCTGTATTCAGAAGAAAGTATTTGTTTTAGCTTTTTAAGATTATTAGGGTCACTCATAAAGTTAGGATCATGCAAATCAAGATGATGCTTTTGTAATATATCAAGAGCAACAATATCAGGAATAGTAGCAAGCTTACGATATCCATCTTTACGAATACCATAGTAGTCTTGCTTTTCACGCTCTAATTTAGCATGTTCTACATACTCACTGATGTCTTGTTTAGCTTCCCATTCAGAAGTGTTTAAGTCAAATCCAGCACTAATACTTTTATCTTTTCCTACAGTACCACTGTAAAATTTAAATTCATTTTCTTTAGCCATGTCCTCTTCTCCTTAATTAGGCTGGTTCAGTATAAGCTACAAACCTTCCACTTTTACCAATATAACCAAGTCTTGCACCTGTTGGTGCGGCTGCAGGGGCTGAGCCTACTGCTACTGTAGGTGTTCCTACTGTAAGGTGTGTAAGTTTATAACCACCAGTTGATACTGAAGTAGTTCTCCATACACATGTTTCTGCAGGGTAAGTATTCCCGTTAGCAAGTTCTATAACTAGCATTTACTGTACTCCTTTTAATTCTATCTACAATTATAAATTTTACCACCAGACTTTTTATATACAGGGTCTTCTTTTAACACTGAAGGTCCAGTCCGTTCTTTATTCATAGGGTGATTTGGATTAGCATAATCTGGGCGTGGCTTTGGACCAGATGGCATCTTTTTCTTTTTATCTTTAGGCACTATTATCTCCCTGTAAATACTTTACCGCCAATAGCCATATAACCTTCGTTCATAGAAGGACTATCAAATGATTGATAAGATTTTTTAGTTGCTGTTTTCTTTTTAGCTGAAGCACGTTTAGCTTTAGCTTTATTAAGCATCTCAGTACGACCTGACTTCTTATCTTTTACTGCGTCAGCTTTCTTTTTATTAGGTGATGTGCGACCAGCCATGTCCTTTTGTTGCATTTGAGCAGTGCGTGTAACAGCTTCATTTTGCCCTTTATCTTTTGAGCGAAGCATATTCATTTCTGTTTTAGTCATCCCTTCATAAGGATTATTTGACTTAGAACCAGCTTGCATTGAAGTAGATGGGACTTTAATAGATTGACCTACACGAATTTTATTGGCATTTTTAATTCCTGGATTAGCACCAAGAAGAGCTTTGAGAGTCATACCATTTCTTTTAGCAATCTGAGAAAGTGTATCTCCAGACTTAATTTTGTATCCTGCCATTATATACTCCTATAGTAAGGATAGGGAGACCCAATTAGAGCCTCCCCATCTTTTAACCTATTCTAGGCCGTAGATAGCACCACAACCAACTGGGTTGCGTACTTCTAGAGTGGTTTCTTCAACCATCATACCGACAGTTGAGTCACCCTTCTGACCTACGTCTACCTCTGCAAGAGGACGCAGAGTAGCCATGTTGAACCACATTGGATCATAAATCAGGGCTGAGAAGTTAGCCAAGTCAGTTACACCTGCACCACTGTGAGCAACGTTGTTGTCGCCTGTGAATGCAAAGTTGTTTGACAGACCCATGATGTAGTTAGGCACTACCATGATGTCGCCAAAGTCTGACATGTATACGTCTACTGACTGACGGAGCTTACCGTCTGCGTCAATATTTCTGCGTACACCTGAATCACCGACCATCAGGTCAGAGAAGTCACGGCGAAGTTTTGGTGACAACATAATCTTTGTTGCCTTACCACCTTCTTCGTAGATCTTCTGCATAACTGAGTCAATGTTAGCCAATGCCAGTGGATCACGGTCAGGAGCAGTTGTTGAACCTGCAATAGTTGAGCGAGGAATAGCTGTACCATCCGCATCTGTACCTGCACCTGTAGTTGCAGCTGAAGGGGCTTGGAACTCACCAACGTAGTCAACAGTATTTGCTGAGTTGATAAATGCCTGATAACCACCCATTGAGCGAGCAGTATTACCCTGTGTACCTACTGCAGCTGATGCATTCATTGAGTGAACCAAGTCAAACTCAACGTCTCTGCGTAGTTCTGTACCACGCTTTTTCAGCTGATAGGCATACTCATCAGCAATACCAGCCTGATCTACAGCACGACGTGTGCCTGATACAGCAATGGTCTTACCGTTGATCTGAGTGTAGTTACCCAGACGAGTACGTGTTGGGCCACTTTCAGCGAACTTTGCGCCTACTGCAGGAGTTGCAGTTGCACCACCTGAAGCTGGCTCAAGATAGTCTTGACCTTCAGCAATGCGTGAAGAGCCTGGAGCTTCTAGTGTATCTGTTTGCCATTCGTGATAAATAGCTGTTGCCTTTGTGCTTCCGATTGAAGACATGAAAGGTGTTTCATCACGAGTGATCATTGTAATAAAGTTGGCAAGATCCTCACGCTGTGAGACGTCTTTGCCAGTGCCACGGGCTGGTCCAGCAGGACCGCCAGTGCCTCTAACACCAAGTGTTGTTGACATAATTAAATACCTCCTAACGGTACTAAAGATTTAAAGAGCGTGATGCAAGCCCTCTTAGGAAGTCCATTTGTTCGTCTTGTGTTGCATTACCGCTAAGTGCCTTCTGTCTAATAGACTGTTCACGTTCCTGCTTTCTTTTATTTGCAGGTTTAGCCTTTTTAACAGGTGCTTTTTTAACTGTAGCAGTTTTGCGTTTTGCTTGACCTTTAGCAACTCCTTGTTTAAGTCGTCTAAAGTCATCTACAAATTTCACAATGACAGGATCAGCAATTGTATCTAGTACTTCAGGTGAAATACCTTCTTCAATAGCAAATTCACGAATAGCCATAGCAGTCTCTTCATTGAAGTCAGGAATAAGGCTTGGGATTGTTTCATTAAAATGATCCAATTGTTCTTTCCAAGCAGCTTCTTGTTGCTCTTCCATTCGTTTATTTACTGTTTCAACAATTTCTTCTCGTTGATTTCGAGCATTCCAATACTTCTTTTGTATTTGCTCTCGCTGATCTTTTAATTCATTGACTTCATATGTATCACCTTCTTGTCGAGCAGTTTCAATTTTTGCTTCAATATCGTGATATTCTTTAGCCAATGATTGTTCTTCCGAATAAAGTACTGCAGCAGATGCTTGTGTAATAGTATCAATTTCTTCAAACTTCTTTTGATACTCTTCTTCTGCTTGCTTTCTTGCTTCACCGATTTCACGACCCTTCTTTGAAAGATGTTGTTCAGTAGAGTAACCTTTGATAAGGTCACCAAAAGATACTTGCACATCTTCTCCATCTATTTTAATAGAGACCTGTGCATCTAAGTCAAGATCGTCAGTAGTATACAAATCAACTTCTTGGGTAGCGTCTTCCGAGGCATCCTCATCTGATTCATATTCTTCTTCGTCTTCTACTTCCTCTTCAACTTCTTCAGTATCGTCTTCCTCTGATGACTCTGGGTCTTCTTCATCAGATTCTTCCGTGTCTAACTCAGGGATTTGTTCATCGGGTAAAGATTCTCCGTCTAAGAACGCAGTGTTCTGGAGAATGTTATCCAACAAAGCCGCTTCAGTTTGACTATCACCAGTAGCAATAGGGTCATCCAATTGGGTAGAGCCTACTTGTGCTTCGGTATCATTCATTGTTAAGCCTCCTTCTTCTTAGCCGCTGGTTTAGCCGCTACGGGTTGCTTGTTTGAATTCTGTTTAGCAGTGTAGTATTTTTTTAGCTCAATAAGATTAAGTAAATCTTCAGCATTCATTTTTACTTTACCACCGCTTCTGATCGAATCATATTCTAACGTGTTTAACATAGTATCTATATTACTTAGAATTTTATCGTAATCAATTTTCCTCATCATTGTCCTCCATAAGGTGTGGAATGTTCTTTCCATACATTTCAAAGCCCATCATCTTTTCTTTTACACTGCCCAATGCCATTGCAGCAGCATAAAGAAATTCTCTAGACTTTGTTTCATGCGGATCTGTTTGTAGCCATTCCACAAAATAGTCTACAAGTACTTCACCATACGCTTCATCAAAAAATTCATCTCGTTCTTTGGCAGCGAAGTGACCCTTTGTGTGAGCCCTTCGTGCCAATTCTTCAGGATGTATTTTATGTTTACCGTATGATTTTTTATTACCCAGCCTCTTCTCAGCTGACTCACGGTATTTTTCCATAGATTATCCTTGTTGTATAATTTGTCTTGCCAACATTACTATCTCATCGTAGTTTGGATGAGGGGGAAGTTCAGCACCTTCTTTAGTTGCTTTAACAGTAAGATCTGCCCATTCCTGGAAATGCCTATCAATAGACACTGCAAGTTGTCTAGCATTATCATCCATAGTATTTTTAGCTTGAGCATTGGTATATCCAACGTTTGCTTCTGCCAATGCAGTATCAGCTTCTGCTCTACGCTGTTTAATTTCTTGTTCAGCCTGTGCCATTTGAGATTGTTGTTCAATGGCTTGTGCTGCCCTTTGTTTAAACTCTTCATCAGTATAATCTTCTAGATAATCATTACTGTCAAGGTTCATGGCTTCAATAAGTTTAGTTGCTAATACAGCAGGTGCTTCTGGTTTAATAACCATACCTGCGCCCTGTTGATTTAGACTAGGTAGTATTTCAGCACCAATCTTACTCAGCTTTTGTATTTGATTACTGTTAGAGTTTTCACCAATGTCTAGTAATACTTCTACATCCATCTTAGAAGGAAGATCACTTACATTAATCATACCATATATACCATCTTGGTTATAGTATTGATTACCTTTCATATTGGCTTTCATAGTTTCATATATGCCACTTATAAGCCGCTTGAATCCAGTTTCCGCAAATCTACGCGCGATATGCTGGATTCGTTTTTGTGCTGCTGATTGTACAGCACTAAGCTTCTGCTCAGAGTTACCTGAGACATATAGCGTGTCGTTAAGACCTTGTGCGGCTTTCGACATACCAGTTGCTTGTTCCTTAATAAGTTGTAGGTGTTCAAGCAATGGAACTGTTCCTGTAGAAATAGTTTCTGGGGCAAGTGGTTGCACTGCCGCTGTTGGATTACCATTAGTAGGAATGATTTGCTTAGGTCGCATGTTTTGAAGCGCACTAAAATCTACTACATTGGGGTCTGCCAACTTCGGGGAATAGTTAGTCAGATACGTATTTTCTACAAAACCTCTTAAAATAGCTGTGCTTGCCAAAGTACTACTGCGAGTGAAGTCTGCCATAGACAAACCATAAAACTCGTGTGGGATATCAATCGGTACGATAGAAGCTAGAGGAATCATGTCACAATCTTCTTCCCAAAGAATATTGCTTCCTGCTGTTATGATGTGCTTTAGTTCAGCAATACCATCACCGTCTCTATCTACTCTTATCCATGACTCTGTTACAGTTACTTCTGTATTGGCTTCCAGGGGATATATACCTTCGTTAGCCATACCTTGCCAATAAGTTTGTCCTGTAACTTCTTTCCGAGCAGCAATCTCTTCACTGTAGGGGCTATTACCAAGCCAATTACCGTCAACTCCTAGCTCAGCCCATGTATCACTGTCGATGTCATTAGCCCACTCAGGATAGTATTTACGCAAGTCAGACTTAGTCATTTCCATTTGGATGCCTACATAGGAAGCATCTTCAATGTCTTTAGCATCATTACTGATTCTGAAAGACTCAGGTGGAATACACTCTAGTCTAATTCTGCTTTTGTCAATCCGTTTACGCAGACGTACATCTACATACTGGATCATTTCACTACTCGTATCGAGCGTTAGCTCGTTGACGATTTCATAATTTTCATCCGCAAGGATTTCGTCAAGCTTTGCTTCGTCTATTGTTTCATATTCTTCAATAGCGTAGTCATATTCCTCGACATAGTCCCAGCGAATAATAGCGTTTTTCCATAAAAGAGAAGACTTCATCCAAGTCTGGAGGAGTTCCCATCCTTTGTTCTTTTTAAATATACAATAGTTTACTAGCCTTGAAGCGTCCTTTGCAGCTTTAAAAGCGCCTGGAGTATCATCATAGGGTACAAACCTAGCTAGCTTATTGTTAGACAAAAATAAATCTGATAGTACAGCAGTGTACGCTTCTACAACTTCTGTAGTACTTGTATCAACAATAGTACTAACGCCTTGTGGTATCAGATGTGCATTGGGTACTCCAGCAAACTCATAGGTTGCCTTCAAGCGTTCATGTGTAAGATCGCTACTGTTAAGCCAATCACCTACACTGTTTGCAATACCTGTCTCAATGAGAGACGTCAACTGTTCATCTGTTACTGCTTCTTTATAACCACTATGTGCCATTACATCTTCCCCTGTCCGTAGATAGGCTTAGCTGACTCCATAGCCTTTTGATTATATTTTCCTGGCTGACTCAAAGGAATCTTTCGTTCCTTCTTTTTAGCCCCTTTGCCTTCTTTAGGCTGTTGTATATAACGTGACATTTACCGCTCCTGGGTTTATTTCTTTTTATCTATTGCACTATATATAACTGAAGTGGGTATTCTGTCAATTTTAACATCATCTCTTTCAAACAATGCATTAGCTTGTTTAGAATCTAGTACCCATTCATTCATACCCATCATTTCAGGGTTTTTATCAACTACACTTCTTTTACCTTCAGGATAAGAACCCTTAGGCATTCTTATTCTAATTACTTCTCCTTGTGGACCTGCATATCTAGCAGCACCTGTAGGTAGATCAGTTAAGTGAAATTCTTTTTGAGTTATTTCCATTCCTTCATCTACTAAATCCCTAGCAGCTTTAGGTGTAGTTCCTCTAAAGAAATAAGTGTAGTCTGGTTGTTTTTCTGTTAAAAGGTCTAAATAAGGATCGCTTATTTTTTTAGCTACTTTACTTGCTTTGGCTAGTGGTCCAACTCCAGGAACTAACATACTTGCAGCAATAGCTGCTTGCATTACATCTCCTTCTTTTGCTGATTTATATAAATCAATTGCATCGCCAACGGGAGTTAATCCTACTATTTCTTTATAAGCTTCTGGTTTCGGTGGTATTTTTTCAAACTCGTCTCTTGGTATTAAGCCACCTGGAGTTCTTACAAAATCTACCATTTTACTTTATTAGCCCAATAAGCTGCACTCATTGGACCTTTATTAATATTTGATTTGTGGCGTGCTTTCCATCCTTGCCGACGCTTACGATAAGATTCAGACTCGCCTTTTTTCTTCGGACTTCCAGACACGCCTTGTGCGCCAAAGCGAATTAGTTTTTCTTTACCACCACTACGGGCAAGTACTGCATGAGACTTAGTGGGGTGGCTTGGAGTACGTTTAGGCTTATTATAACCTGAAAACGTTTCACTACCTTTTTTAACTGTCATTTATTCCTCCACAAAGTCTACGATGATATATTTTTCACCTTCTTGTTTTAAAGCTACTTTTTCTTTTTTACAACTGTATAAATGTCCTGAACCTACATTTCTATCAATCTTACGCTTTACGGCAAGACAATCAGATAATGTAAAGTGAGGTGTCCACTCTTTAGCTTCACCGCCAAGAGTTAAAAATAAAACAAAAAGGGTTTCTACCATCAGTGATCTCCGTTACGTAATTTTTCTATGTGGGCTTCTAATGTAGAAATTCTCTTTTCATAAAACTCTAACGTAAGTTTTTGTTGTTGGTCATAAGGTGCGCGACCTTCCTCTATTTCAGTTGCTAGGGCTTCTAACTCTCCTGCAATATGTTCTATTAGCATAAACTGTTCACTATCTGCAGGAAGCGAACCCATTTCACCTCTAGGCCATTTAATTCTAAACTCTGTGTTTTGTTCTAAATCAGACTTCATCATAGTTATATTTGTTTCTATT